ATCACTTGCCCGATGGTCTCAGCACCCGCACTGATTATGCCTTCTCTCTCTTCAGGCACTGCGATGAACTCGTTTATGGCGTTAAGCCCTTCACCCAATAGGCGCAAAGGTGTACCCACTAACTTAGGGGCTATTGCGAAGGATGAGAGTGTTGTTGCAACGGGATCACTGCGGTCGAGCTGAATGCCCTCTAGCGTTGTGCCCACCCGCTCTGCTTCTGTACCTATTATTCCCGTTAGCCCTGAAGTAACACTTCGCGCTGGGTCCATCACTAGTGGAAGCGTTTTGGCTGCGCTGACCATTGTCTTCAATGTGTTCTCGAAAAACGTCAGTGCGTCCATGTCATCGTGGACCAGCTGCGCATTGTTAGGCTTTGACGCCCAGTCAATGGTCGGTTTGTTCGAGCGCTGGTATTGCTGGATCTTCTCGCGCTGGATCAGATTTTTAGCGATATCAGGTGCGGCTGCGACAACCTCAGTTGGCTGCTTCAGCTTGACGCCCATATCTATGTTCGCTGCGTACTCGTCCGCGTTGCCATCCTGTGCGGACAGCAGCGTGTTCTCCTCCGTTACAGACTGCACGTTGTCCTGAGACTTCATGGTCTGGAATGCATCTTTTAGTCCTGAGTTGGCGCTCTGGGGGGTATCTTCGTTTTCGTTCTTGATCTGCTCGAACGCATTGCGGAGATTTATACTCATTATTTAATTGCCCCTGTGTCTAATAAATGTGCCCTCATCAGCTGGACCATAGTGGGGTTCGGGAACCCGGCCTCCATCGCTGTCTCCGCGAGCACTCTTTGACGCTCAGATGGCAGCTCTTCAAAAAAGTCACTGGCGGTTGACTCGTCACTCACGATTGCATCCAGGTTCTCAAACAAGAATCCGTCGCTAGAACCAAAGGTGTCTTTGTCCTGAAGCAGGAGCGTACCCGCGATCCTGCGGGCTTTTTCTCTCAGGCCAACATTGTCCGTGGCCCAATCCTTTTCGTCAATCAGTTGCGCTACAACCCTGTTGTATATCACCTGTTTTTGCATGCGCTCCAGTTTGGCATTACTGCCCTTCTCTTCTTTGACGAAGGCTTTAAACATATCGTCTACCACGTTGGTCGTGGTCTCAAGCATGAGCTGTTTCGGGCTTCTCAACTGCAGATCGTTTGCCGCTATGATCTTGTCTTGTTCGGCATACCAGTCCATGAGCTGTTGGCGCATAGGTTGTGGCCACTCAAGTGACATAGCGGGGTCGATTCCATTAATATAGGCTTGTCTTTCTTCGACGGGGAGTCGGTGCAGTCCCTGCTGCAGGTCGAGAAACGCCTCGTTTGCAGTCGCGTAGTCAGCGCCGAAGCTGTTGCCCTTCATGATCGAAGCTTTCATGGTGTTGATATCCGACTGCGAAAAGTGCTCGCTCCACTTCGGATTGTTCAGTATTGCATCTGGGTCGTTACCTGCGTTTAGGAACTGCGTCACTTCGCGCTTAGCTTGTCGGATGTCTTCTTGTTCTTGGGCTTTTGACGCAGCGATGTGGCTGTTGATCTGTTGGACAACCCCCTCACGCACATCTCCCTTCTCCGTTTTTTTAGCGGCTTCAAGCATCGCGGAATAGTCTCCGCCGTGTTTGCTTATTATGTCGTCGCTTAGTGTCTGTTGTGTTGCAAGTGTCTGACCCTTGTCGAGCAGTGTCGCAATCGCGGGGCGTTCGCTCGGTGCGATACCCGCTAGATTTGACTTCTCTTCAAAGTATTCGCGAGCCCGGGCAAAGTCTTTCTCAGCCACAAACGCATTAATAATTGAGCTATGGACCTTGGTTGTCATGCCAAGTACCGCGAGGTCTGTGGCCTCCGGTCCTACGCCGTTGCTGTCTGCGGTCATCCGCATCTGAGTCACAATTTGTGAGATTGATTTCTTTGAGGCTTTGCCATCAAGCCGGTTAAACAACGCATCCTGCGCATGCAAGTCGACAGCGGCTTCGGCCTCTTTGTTGTTCCAAGTGGTGAGCTCTTTGCCTGCGTGCGAGTAACCTGCATCATTGTACGCAAGATCTGCTGAGTCCATTGCAGCACTGAGCATCCGCTTCTGACGCCCGGTGCCTGCCCCTTCAAAGTGTTTACTGCGCATGTCACTCAGCGACTTCTTATAAGCTCCAATGCCCTCGTAGGCATCCTGCCCCGAGGTGTTCATAAACCGGGTGCGTAACGCATTCGCGTCCGACCTGTACCCGTTTAATAGCTTCTGTGCGTTGGCCTCATCGACCTTCGCGTAGTGCTTGTCGGCTATCTGCGCCATGCCTGACAGCGCTTCACCCATCGAGTTGTTAACGGGGACGTTGATGTTCTGGACCGTTGAGGGTGCCCTGCTGGGCGTCAAGGTCGAGCGGTATGGGACTACTGGCATCTCGTTTCGTCCTTATCTATTTTTGTAGTAGTGCGCTGTCTGAGCACCGCTTGTCAGCAGTGAGCTTGTCGCGTTGTTCCTGATGTTGTTGCTGTCGAGAGTGCCTTGGGTTAGCACAGACTGCTGCTGAGAGGCTAAGCCGTGCAGCTCCCCCTCAATATCTGCTTTGATGATCATCGAGTCCATCGCACCTTCAGATGCTATGTCTGCGAGCACATCGTTCGATGAGCCAGCCCCGGCATCAATCCCAGATGCTGAGAGGGCCACCATCGCCTTCGACGAACGATCCGCGTTTGCCTGGAAGACTTTCTGCTGGCGGAGCTCACCACGATGGACTGTTTGCTTTCGCTGGTATTCTATCTGCTTGGCTTTGTTGTAGGCCACTTGCCGGGTAGCGCTGGCCGCTGCAGAAGAGGCCTGCTGCTGGGCCACCATTGACGCTGCCATTAGTAGTGTTGTTGGTTCACACATCTCTATAAATCTCAAAAGGGTAAAACAACTCACCGCTCGTACCATATGGGATCGCGTCGTGGAAGGTGAACCCCAGACGTTTCAGCCACCGGACTGACGCTTCGTTGCGTACATCCACCCATTGTCTCAGATGGTCGTACTCACTCAGCATGAGTTGCAACTGATGCTTACTCTCTTCTATTAAAGTTTTGGGGTGATCATTAATGAGCGGGGTGCCTAGCATCCAAGGGACCCCATAGCTCTCCCAGGGGGCTATGCCCCAAACAGCAGCGACAGCGCCATCGATGAGGCAGGTTTCTACTCGGCTGCTCATATCCGCTGACATCTGCAAAGTGAGACGAGGCTCCCGCGACGACAGACACCCGATCTCTTGCAGGTCCGTCGCTCTCATGTTGTTAGCCAGTTCGGTTAAGTGCTCGGGCGTTGCCGTCACCATCTGTATGTTATTCACTGCCAATATCCGGCATGACGGCTATCAGCGTTAAGGGTAATGGGTCCACCTGGCGGATAAACAAGTTGCCGTGCTCTTCCCAGGTAGGATCGAGTGTGACTTCAAGCAGCCCGGTGTATAAAGGTATCGCGGCACCATAATCTTCTTGCCCGCGTTGGCGCAGCTCGGTTAGCTGATTAGCATTGGGTCCGACCCACATGCCGCGAGATCGGTACACTCTAGCGCGAAGCAGTGCAACAGACTTTCGCTTGCCAAACTGTTCAGGGGGCTCGAGCGTCTCAATGTCTGTGACGAAGGGTAGCCCAACGTGAACTAGCGTCGCGGCTGCGGGTAACGTGATCTGGCCACTGGCGACGACTTGCTGTCCAACGACATTGCCATCCGCGAGTACCGCTACTGTTTCACCCTCTAAGTGTGCGAGCCCTGTGATCGTTGACGTTGCTGCCCCCGAATAGGTTTTGCCTGCGTCGACAAAGAATGCATCTTTTGCGTCGAACACTTCGCGCTCACGTAGTCGCTCGATGTACCGGACATCCGCGCCATTAATGTTGCGCTTAACGACGGCGTAGACCGCATCTTGCTCACCCTCTTCAACAGAGGCTACGGCTTCAAAAGTGCCATCAGTTTCGTGCCTACACCAGCCTGTCACTTGGTGCTCGCGCACATAGGTTAGACTCGTCATCGTGCCATCAGACATGACGGACCAGACGATGGAGTCGGGTTCCTGCTGGTAGGTCCAATCAATAATCTTCTGGCCGTCCAGCATGTGCTTAGCCATGATTGATACTTCCAGCCCGTCGTAGCCCTGGGCCTGCTCTGAGTAGGTCAGTGCATGCACTGCTTTTTCTCTAGGCAGAGTGTAGAGTAGCGTGTTGCCTACTATTAAAGGGGTCAGATTAGACGCACCACGATTGCCCTGTGGCTTGCTCGAGATGTTTTCAAACGCGAACCCGTCGCCATTGTCTGTAATTCTAAAGTTTGCGCCCGCGGTCATGACGACCAGATCATTCATTGAGACCATGTGTCTGACCTCGTTGATGACACCGGAGTCAACCTGAAACTTAAAAGCGTCAGAGGGACTGCGGGGGCGTGTGTATGAAAAGCTGTTGAAGTCACCCGCCTCGGATGCAATCATGACTTGTGCATCATCTTTGAGTCCTGAGAACATTAAGCGCTGTTCATGAAACGCCACACCGCTTGGGTACTTTGCTTCAGAGTCAAACTCATATTTCTCTCGAGCCAACGGGGTTGCTAAGTCGGGAGTGATGTTGTCGTCGACAAACTTGTTGTCTTCTGCGGTGCCGATGAAGCCATAGGTGTCCCCCTCGAGCGCACAATAAATGTTGTAGTAAGCGAATGCTGAGTCAGATGAGTCAGTCCAGGTCAGCGTGACCTTTGCGGCTGCGGGCCAGAGCGTGTCAACTGTTGCACTTTGCATCGTTGACCCTATTGACTCCCGCCCATCTGTGTCTACTTGGGTGACCCGGTACTTACGAGTACGATCTTGCGCACCTGAGTCGAATTCCGCGCTGGTGGCAGATAGTCCTGCTACCAGGGGTGGTGTGTCATTAAAAGCCATTAAGCTGAACGCCCAGCTTAAGTGGTTGACATTGGTACGTGCGAGCTTGTGGGGTGCGAGCCACTTTGATGTGATGAACATGACGTCAGCTGACTGCACAAACTTTAGTGATGCTAAGTGCGTTTCCCCGAAAGGAGATGTTTGCTCTACCACACCATCAGGGTCATAGACGCCTGCAGCGGTCTTGCGGTGAACCCGCATGTAGGTATCACCAAACTCAAGCATGTAGGTGTTTCCAACTTCGGTGTTGAACCTAAAAGGGATCAAGCGGACTTTGCCTGTGACATTTTTTGTGGGGACTATGTACTCCCAGCCTGCGCGGTTGCTGACGCCCCCATGCGCATGCACTATTGCGTTTTTAGCGGTAGCAAGTCCTGTTTGATACTTGGCCAGATCCACTCGAGCATGTAGTGAGGGAGATAGTTCGCCAGCGGTGAACGTCGATTGCATGGTTTATCCTCTGCCAGTGATCCAGTCGGGGTCCCTCGGCAGTTCGCCGACTTGTTGATTACGTGAGCTTGCCGCTGCTGAATACAGCGCTGCTCTGTACGCCTCGAGCATATCGGAGCGCATGGTCCTCTTTTTGGTGATTGGCATTGCCAGCATCGCTGCTAGTTTAAAGTGCAATGCTTCTACGAATTTAGGGGAGTAGAGCGTGGGCAGTGTCACTAGTGAAGTAACGACAACACTCGCAGTTGCGGTGTCGGTGACGATCCGTCTAGCCTCTAGGTCATCACTGACGATAATTTCAAAAGGTAGGGGTGCGGCCTGACGGTCAAGCTGCCAGATCCGGTGACACGCAACCGTGTTGTTCGGGTACGCATACTGATAGAGCCACTGGGGTGGGGGTGTCCCTGTGCTCGCCAGCTCAACTTTACGCTGGGCAAAGGGCCATTCGATTTCTTCAAGCAACGAGTCTCTCGCTGCGGTGTAATAGATGTTGCAATATTTAGCTTCAATCGATACTTCGCTTAGCGAGGTGATCGTGGCGGTTGAGCCTATATCCGCTAGGGCTAGATTACAGATGGCGGCGACGCTAGTCATAAAGCGCACTCGCCCGGGTTGGTGCTTCGTCAGCCGCTTCGGCTTTAAGGCCTATGGCTCTGACCTGTATCGATGCACTCTTGCCTTCTTCTGAATCGGTGAAGCTCTCGACGCGTGCGAGAATCTCCATTGGAATTGTAGTGCCGACCATGTCAGCAGTGAGGGGTACTTTTTGAAGCTCTGGCGCTTCTAAGTGAAGAGATAAGCCATAGGCATAATCATTCTCTTCATCGTCAGATGCCGCGACGCCGAGCATCGTGCCCTGCTTCTCATGTGAGTTACGCTTTAGATCAACGGGCATTTTAATTCTTCCTTAGTAGGTGCAAAGGGCCGAGGGGTCGGCCCTTTGCGGTTCACGGATGAGGGGTCCGCTTGCTTTAGCTTTTAGTGGGTTCTACCACTTCTGGCTCTGGCTCAGTTTTGGCTAAAACGACTGCTTCCATCCACGACGATCTTTCGACCAACGCTTTCGAGCCTTTGCCGGTGTCAAATATAAAGACATCTCCCGGCTGACGCAGGACTTGATAGTGCCCCACCGCAGTTGCTTTAACCTTGATGCTGGTTTGCGAACTAGACATTGGTTTGATTACCTTTGCTGATGCCCGCAGTGATCTTACCTGCCGACGGGCTCGAACCCCCAACCGTGTACTTGATACGCATAAAGGCCTCCTTAGTCCCAAAGGGGACATACTGCGGCGCGATCTGCTTACCAACCACCAGGTCTGCCAACAGGACGGTTACTGACGTGACAATCTTCGTGTCAGAAAAGGCTGCATCAGCATCAACTTCCACGGTCACTACGAGATTAGTCAGGTTGTCGAAAGCCTCAACTACTTGGATCAGCAGCGGTATCGGGCCTCCGGCGCCCATGTCGCCAGGGGTGTTGGTTAAGTGGCCAATCTGGACCACATTAGTAGAGACGGCAGTGCCAGTGATGGCTTGCGCGTCAGAGAAAAGTGTTTGCGAATCTAATATCATGTCGATACTCCTATGTGATTCTTGATTCGGTGTTGATCAAAGCATCAACTTCGCGGATAGGTATGCCCAAGAACTTAACGACTTCCTGGCCTTCCATCATCTCGATGGTCAGCGTGTTGCTCGCTTTGTCCATTGCGGCTAAGTGCAGTGCAGTCTTCACTGTCGTGTTACAGTAGATTGCAGCACGACCGTTGCGAACCTTACGCTGACGTAGCTTGTAGTAAGCTCTGATCATGTTCTTGATCAACGCGTCTAGTGCAGAAGCACCCGCCGCATTCAAGTCGCTGACATCGATGTTACAAACGCGAGCGATGTACCTCCAGTCACGAACGGTTAAGCCCATGTCCCATGAGAAATGCTCACGCATTACTTCGTACATTGCGCCGCTTGATAACTCTTTGGTTGTCTTACCCAAGTCTTCGCGCTGTACGCCAGCACTCGACCCTTTAGGATAAAGAAGCGATACAGTCTTCGGAGACCAGACAATAAACCAAACCGAGGTATTATCCGTGCTGGTGCCACCACCATCGATAATCTGAGACGCAGAGCCGGTTGTACCCAGCTTATCAAAACGCGGGTGCAACCCTAGATACTGCTCGGGGTTAACGTCGGTGTCAGAGTAAAACATCGCCGATGCCATCTGATTAGACATGCCTTCAACAAATGTCTCAGCCTCATCTAAACGTAGGGCGTTGCCATTGCCGCCAGCGAGCTTGATCAACTTGTTGTCGACTTCGCTGTAAGCTTCGAGGAAGCCCGTGGTGTCTTTAACCTGTGCGGTTGCAGACTTGGAAGGCTGTACGCCTTGGTAGAGTTTGCGCCAGGTGCCTTGCGGTAGTCCGGTGCGCGTTGTGGTTAGGTGGCTAGAGCCATCATTACACTCTTGCGTAATCGCATCGTCTAAGATCGGATTGATCTCTGCGAGCATTTCAATGACGTCAGCAACGCTGCCATCAGGGTCCTGTTTGCGGTAGTAATCCGCGAGGTCTAAATAATTTTGGCCTACTGTTGCCATTTTAACATCTCCTTGGTCACTCAAAGTGACCCTTGGTTAGGGTTGGATGCACCTTCACATCCTGCTAGTTGTTGCTATTTAACGGGGTATAGCGCGTCCTCTCGGCTTTTAGGCGTTCCGCCCCCGCCACCTTGGCCGGTGACAAAACCATCTTCCGAGATTGTGGATGCGTACACATAAGCCAACTGCATAATCGCGGGGTCATTGCCGATCCCCGAGTCTTCCAGATGTTTACCCAGGTCTATCGCATCAGCCCCAAAGATCCTATTGATCTGGGTTTGTGCCTGCGTTATTCCTGTGTTTGCCTTACCGACGTTCGCTTCAAATCCATCGCCCGATGTCATGGCTTTCATCGCCTTGATCCGGTCAACATTTTCTTTTGCTTGTGAGGCCAACCGATCCTGCATGCCGGTCGCATCGAGCGCCTGCATTTCTGAAAAGTAATCGATTGCCTTTTGTGCTTGTGTTTGGTCCATGCCCATCTCAGTCGCGAAAGACTGAAATGATGTCATGCGATCCTCAGACACTTCCATGCCTTGGGGGATAGTGAATTCGGTGAATGCGCCCGGGGCAGCGTCGCCCTCGCTTTCAGTTGGTGCAGCGCCTTCAGTTGGTGCAGCGCCTTCAGTTGGTGCAGCGCCTTCAGTTGGTGCAGCGCCTTCAGTGGGTGCAGCGCCTTCAGTGGGTGCAGCGCCTTCAGTGGGTGCAGCGCCTTCAGTGGGTGCAGCGCCTTCAGTGGGTGCAGCGCCTTCAGTGGGTGCTGGATCTCCGTACATGTCCATTAATCTATTTCCTCAAATTGTGCTCAACGAGCATTAAGTTGTACTCTTCCAGAAAATCTGACTGGATGCGCCCTAAGTACCTGAGTCCTACGTTTCGTTCACCTTCTTTAAAGCATGTTACTCTCTCCGATTCCGGATTAAATGACGGCCTAAAGATATGAGCCTCGGTTAAAAGCTCGTACATAAAAGCTCTACCTTTTGGATCTAACATTATATAGGACAGGCGGTTACGTTCAGCGTCAGTTGCGAGCTGTCGCTTTGTGCGCTTTGTTTCGACGTGTATCTTGTTGCCAGAATCGTAAGGTTTATCACTCATTTAGTTAGTACCGAGAAAAGGAAAGGGGACAGTGAGCCGCCTGACCCTTCTATATTTTCGACTTCTTGCAGTATCTCATCGATCTTTGGCGCTCTTACTGTGGTGTAGCCCTGGTCATCCAGCGCTGCGCGAACCGTTGCTTTATTGATGGCGGAACCTGTGTTCACTTCAATAGCTTGCGCGGACACAGGAGTTTCAAGATTTACTAATACTTGGAAGGACCCCACGGTTGCAGCAATGGGGGACCCACCTCCTTGCACCAGTAAGTTGCCGGTGATAGTGGTAATGCCATCGGATTCTTGAGGTCGGACTTTCCATCCGTTCTCACAGAAAATGTAGAGGGCCACAGGGGCCACGCCGCCCAACTGACTAAAAGCAGGCAGGTACTTAGCATTATCAGAGGTAGCGACCCAGTCAATCCAACGACTCCAAATTTCAGACGCGGAAACAGTGAACGAGTCTAGCTGTATTATTTTCGTTGATGCGGTGAACGAGATGGCCATGAGTTACACATAAGCTCGGTCTGTTTCACCCACAAGTGACAGCACTATAACTTTGCTTCTAGTCAGTGTGCCTGTTGCCACCGCAAATTTAGAGCCATCAGGCTTTACGCCGACCAAGGTTACGGGTTTATCTGTCTCAGCACTTCCGCCCCGCGTATCCCCATCGTAGTCAAAACTAAAGGTGACCGTAGCTGCTATCTCACCTGTGATACCAGCACCATCCGCATCTTCAACCGTCAGTGCTCCTGCTTCGCCATAGTTGTCCCCAGAGCCTGGCCCTGTTGTAAACATAAGACGATAGCTTGACCCGGTGCCTCGCATGACTGAATTGAAGAATAGAGTACCCGCGGCTTGGTATAAGTTTCTTCGCACGGTTCCGCCTTGGTCGGTAAAATCAATTCGGTTACTGTCAGCAGCCTGGGTATTGTCAATGAAGACGCTGGTCGTTGTGACTAACGTATCCCCCACAAAATTAGCCAGCACATCTGCAGTCTTGCCATTCAGGGTTCGAGAGCCGGATGAATCAATATCAGAGTCCTGGCGAAGTAGGTACTGAAGCTTTGTATAGATTTGCTCTAAGGTTGCATTATTACCATCAACGATTTTTCTAAACTGACGGGCAACGCCGCCAACCGTATTAGCTTGGTCCGTTGCGTAGGTTGTTAAAGTGATGTTGTTATAAGGCGCAACGCCCATTTGGTCATCGTCATCTGTTATCTTTAAGTCATCCTCATTACTCAATAGCAAGTTAACGATGTAGGGGCCTGTGCTGGTCTCCCCTGTTTCCCCGAGCACTGAAGATTTAAACTTCTTTCCTTGCTCTCGAACAAACCCTTTGAAGTAGTTGCGGGTGTCTAAGTCGGCAGAACCGTCGCCATTGTCATCGGTGTAGACCCGAATCATTTCATTGACTTGATCATCATAGGTGAAGTTAACTGGCGCACCTGTTGAGGTCGTTTGGTAGTAGAGTTGGGCGCCTGAATTCGGCGAGCCTAGCCCGGTTATTCCAGTGCCGACGGCGACTAATGCACCGGCTGCGTTGTATTCTTCACACCCGCCATCGCGTAGATAAGACCGGGTAGCCTCGTTGAGCCAAGTCCACCCGTTCGCGTTGCCACCCGCATCGATGCCAATCTGGTACTGTCCCGACTTAGCATCAATAGCATTCATCGGAAAAGGTGAGTCTTGGTAGTCAGCGGTAGCCCATAAGTCTACTAACTTACTGTAAACTGCCTGAAGCGTTACACCGTCTTTAGCAATTAGATTTCCATCTACGGCGAGGCCAATTGTTTTATTGGCTTCATGCACCAGGAGTTCTGTTCCTACATTCAGGCTGGAACGCGCCGTTAGTTTAGCCATTAGTCAGATATCTCCGTGAGTACCACATAGTTTGAATTTGAATACCGCACCAAACCCTCTCCAAGGTCTTGCACTTTCGTTGGTCGGAAAAGGATGCCATCCGGGCTAAGAAATGGCTGGGTGTCGTCGAAGATAAGCCCGACGTACTTACCATCAGTCGTTTCTTTTACTCGCCGCAATGTCATACATAATTCCTGTCAGTGAGTTGCTTAATAGGGAGGTTTGCGCTAGTGGCTCCCGGGGTGAAGTTATAGATGTATTGGGTGACAAAGCCTGCTTTTATAATGCCGATATCAATCGCATCTTGAGTGGAATACACATAAGCAAAAGTCGATCCTGCTGTTTGATCAACGCTATCTAAAACGGTGTCTGTTCCGGCAGTTAAAATAACAACGTCTGTTCCCGTCTGTAGTCCTGTGAGGGTGACTGCTAGTTCTGGGGTTTCTATTGTTAGCCCTGTATTGCCAGCTGCTTCAGCCTCAGTGTTTTCAACTGATAAAGAAACTGCGGAGCTAATCGTGAAGTCTGTAGTGCCTGTGTATTTAATATCAATAGTATTCCCAGACATTGTTAAGTTCGGGTCAGTTGCCCAAGTACCAGACTGGTTGCCCGTGATGATAATCGCAGGAGCATTTGTATTGCTATTAAACATGCAATTTTTTAATCTTAAGAGGTCAGCCTCACTAGTAACAGCCTCAACAGAAGCAGTCTCCCCAGACTTAACTGAGGATATTGTCACGCCCCCAGTCAAGTCCGCACCATTAGTGCCTACTTGAGCACTGTTAGTTATCAGTAACCCACCATACACATTACCAATATCTCTAAGAGTCACCTCTCCTGCACCATTAATTAAAAATGAAGAAAACCCCCAAGATGCGGAAGCTGTAGAGTCAACATGAATTCTGAAGTAAAAAGGGTGAGAAGAACCTACTGATGAGTTAGGTAATTTTATTGTATCCCCAGCAACGCCATACAACTCCAAACCAAAATGGTTATCATCGATAGCGCACTGAAAAAAGTTTTCTGATCTAACGGATTTTTTACCGAATGACAAGGCTGAACCATTAGCGTTAAAATTTACCGTATCAGTTCCGTTACCCACTTTGACAGGCATGAAAGATACAAACTGGTTAAATCCTTGGTTGCCTGCGTTTTGAAAGAGTATGTGTTGGTTAGAAGGTCCAATATCATTAAGAGCTTTGTAAGTTGCAGGGGTAGTTGCGTTTCCCCCTAAAATAGCACCAACAACAGTACGCACTTTAGTAAAACTAGAAAAAGACATGCCTGAATTATAATTATGCGAAAGGAAAAGACAGACTCTATCTATATCAGACACGTCTAGTGTTCCACTGGAATCTAATAGCTCAGTGTTGGAACCTAGATCAACAACAATAGGTTTTTGAGTATAAAGATTTAACCCACCCTCTGTCACCGCAGCAGTGTAAGCCCTCCAATTATCGGAAGAATCTAAAAATGCAATTACAATACCACCTTGCTCTTTATCGTAGCCAGAAGTTGGAAAATATTGCTGCATGATGCAGGCAAAGTAACCATCAGAAAAATCGTAGGGGGTGGTTGGTTTAAGTGTGCCTCCATATAGTCTGCCGTCAGTGCCATTTGTTTCATTTAATGTTCCCCCAGCAAACCAAGGGTATACCCCGATAGCTGAAGTGTTGCCCCAAGTCGTGGTAATAGGGTCAACCGTCTTACCGTCAATCGTTGTTATATGATCATCAGCATCTTGATCGTCTGTGCCGTAAGGGAAAGTATTACCGCCCATGTTTATACCAACAGAGAGTAGACTATTAGTTATTACATCTGGGTCTATGTACTCTGGCCTGTTAGCCGAACCATCATCTTTTATCGCTATAGTACCAAAAGATTTATTACTCCTGTAGCTATCAATCCACAATACATCACCAGTTACTCCTGCGGTTTCTTCATAACTCCAATAAGAAGCCAAACTTGATCTGTCGCTCTCAGAGTAAGATAAAAACAAAGCTGAAGTGTTAGTCGCGACATGGGTTCGGCTAGAGTACTGTCCATGTAAGAATTGTAATATCAGACAATCATTGGTTGAGGTTGTTAGTCCGGGAGCAGGCTCATCCGCGTCACCACCTGATGCGGCTCTTGAAGAATCAATAGGGTTACCACTACTATTATCAAAGCCCTTTACTACAAAAACGCAAGAAACCCACTTACAGTCACCTGATGCAGCAGTTAGGGTAGGGCTAGCCTCGCTTGCCCCTGCTACCTTCCACCAGCCAGCAGTTGATAGCCCTGTTCCCTCCTCCGTTATATCATCTATCTTGGTCCAGCCAGCAGTGGCCGTAAAAACTGAATTTCGATTGTCGCCACCTGCCAATATAAGAATCAGGTCGTTTTCTTCATGCTCGGGCAGCTCAACAATAAAGGTTCCCGAGGATGTATTTTCATTATCTGGCTTGGTATTAACTACGCGAGGCATCTTAGTTATTCACCTCGCTGGTACTTCATTCGAAACCAGATGTTAAAAGCGGCCATGCCAGCCGTGATAGCAATACCGACAATCACGCCAACGATCCCCCATTGATGGACATTTAACCCAAAAACAACGGTGCTACCCGCAGATGCGTAAGTGATTTTGGTGGCTACTTGCGCTATGAGTGCATCGCTCATTACTTTGAGCCTCGACTACCGAACCACCATAGAACGGCTGTCACCGCCAGAAAAACTGTTTGGTTAATGATGTGGCTATATAGGGCATAGAGATCTGCTAGGGGGATTGACTCAACCCCATTTAGTATCTGGTGTATGTTGTAAGTTATATAGGTAACCACCATGAGGAGGTAAATAGTAATTAGTGGTCGCATTAGGGACCGTAGTGCATCCACCCAAGCGACTCCTGACTTCTGCCCTGCAAGCTGTTGGGATGCCGTAAAGGCTTCACCGGCGGATACTTCACTGGCTATCTCGGCTTCAGCCTGCGACTGCTCGATCTGTTTGTCCGCCATTGCCAACGCTTGTGTTGACTCAGCTGCATCACGCTCCATGTCAAGCTTGGACATGGATAGCTCATGTGTGTTGTTCATCTCATCGAGCTTGCGTTGCTCACGCTTAGCGAGGAACGACCCCACTAAACCCACTACCGCTCCTAATCCTGATGAGCTCGCTATACCTAAAATCGCGTCTAACATGGTGCTTCTCCGACTATGTTAAGAGTGAACCCGTCACCTTTTAATAATGCGTTCATCTTTCTGAGTGCTGTCTTTGAGCCAAGCACTGCGGGTTGCCCACCGAGCACGCCCATCTTTGTCCCTACCAAGAGACACCCTCTCGAGTGACTGACTAGGTTGCCGCTGTGAATCAAAACGCCTGATCTGCTTTTCACATTCTGTAGGTGCCATACTTTTCGGTATTTCCCGCTGCCGGACCGCGGTAGAAAGAAAGTCTCGTAGGTCCCCCACGGTATACACGACACGTTGCTTCGGTTGTTTAGCCACGGTCTCTCCAGCATGTTGAACACATCACCAGACTCGAAGATCAGAGTGCCTGCGACGTGAGTTTTATACACTTGTCTCATGAGCCAGGCGTTCATGACATCCGAGTCCCAATCCGAAAAGTCATTGGGCCTGAGGTGTATGAAGTGCATTTGATGTGGTACAGGGTTTTTGCTTCAGGCTCATACCCCACGCCTTCATAATCTTTCGTCGCGGTGCCCACAACCATCCAGGTAGCGCCCTCATCAAACGAACGCTCGATGACATAGGTGCCATCAACACCTGATAGGGACAGATTGAAAGGCGTCTTGGGTCCAAGCGTTACCGCTTCAGACGCACCAACTCCACTCAATTGTCCTTCTAAGATGCCGCTCGCCACTAGAGCCCCCCAATGACTTCTTGGAGTGCGTTCGCGCCGTTGCCCGCATCAGTCTCACTAAGCACCTTCGCGTTGGCGGCACCTTGTGTGACCTGCTCTTGTTGCTGTGCTTGTTGCTGTGCTTGTTGATCAGCCTGCACGCGCTCTGCGACTTCTTCGTCGGAGCGTATGATCTCAGGAGGTACACCAAGCATGTCCGCGTATGAGCTGACAGCCTTAGTGGCATCAAGCTTGTGCCGGGCTTCGGGGTAGATTGAGACCATGTTGCCAGTGAAGGCAAAGGCTCGCTCGATGCTGGCCGTGCCCACGGCTTTCTGTGCTTGAGCAAGTAGCGATATGTACTCGACTTTAATCTCTTGACCTTCGAGTGCCTGCGGAATATCGGGGAACACCCCTTTTTCCAAGCAGATCGCAAAAGTCCGGTCGATAAGAGGGTCGAGGAGCTCATCATGAAGGCGCTCGAGGACAGGGCCTAGCATTAAGAGCTTCTCTTCATGGCGCTCCTCGATCTCTCTAGCGGTTATCTGACGACGGTCAGAATTAGCTAACATGAGGAACAGATCCTCGTAGTATGCTTTGCTGATTCGCTGTTGCGTCTCGTTGATGTCTTCTCTCAACTCGCCTAAGTGCGGGTTGACTTCATAAGTGGGTCGGATGCCGGTAGCGCCTGTCGTCTCATCGTAGAAGCTGACGCCGCCCGGTAGTGAGTTGATAGGGGTGTTAGCGAGTGAGCTTGGCGCCTGCATTGGGGGGTTGACCATTTTATCAATGCCTTGTGCTTTACGCTTTTGCTGGATCTGTAACTGCTTAACGTCACCGAGTGAAAAGTCACCTGGACCCGAACCATAGTGCTCTTCTGCCTTGATCTCCCAGCGGGGGACCATTGCAGGGAAGGTATCGAACCCAGCGATGCGCAGGTACTGGTTGTCCTTTTCACCCTCTTCGTAATAGATAGAACTAAAGGGTTTGTTGCCCGAGTTCATGCTATGCACAATACGATTTTCGTTCGGGAGGATGTGGTGGATGACAGTGAACTCTGTATTGTAACTGCCGTCTTCCCAAGCTTTTAGTACGACGGCACTGACATTCTTTTTGCCGAATTCACCAATCAGCTGTTTTGCTGTCATGGGGAACTCACGCACAATTAGGTCTACGACACCCCGGTGGTTGGTGCCCACTTTATAGCTGCCGAGGCTAAGATTGTAGGAGCGGACCACGTCTTCAAAATCAAATAGGGGCATGATGGCTGATGTGCCAAAGGCACCTAGCTCGCCATACAATATGTGCAAACTGTTATAAACATTGGAACTCGAGAAGATGCCCAGCATCTTATCTCGAACGTGATGCAGCCAGGGTTTCACTTCTCGCGACTCGGCTAAGCCTTTGTCGCCAAGTGTTAGTCGAAACCAAGGGCGTGCCGGGGAGCTGATGCCCGCCATCATGCCAGACTGCAATGTTCTTAACGCCAAGCCCGCAGTGTTATCCATGATCGACGTGAAGGATGCCGGTGCATTTCGGTTTTTGCGAAGGAAGTGCCCCCGCCTCGGCGCTACGAATTCTTGGATGTCCATCCACCTTGATCGGTAGAGCTGGAAGTCTGTGTCGAGGCCTGCCCTAACTGCTTCAAGATGGGTGCGTAATGACTCCTGTGGCATTAGTCGCTACTCGCATTGCTACTCGCATTGCTACTCGCATTGCTACTCGCGCCACGGGGTCCAGTCAGCATCGTTGACCTTCGTCCCGTATTGTTCTCAGCTTTGCGCTCCGCTCTGAGTCTTGCAGCCTCTTGCGTCTCGGGTGCTGACGCGGCTTTAGGAGGCGGGATTGGTGCAGGTATGTTTGGTTTAGACATGATGCACATGATTAACTAGCTCCGAGCAGTGTTGCTTTGACGTTGTCACCGGGTAAACCGAGTGGGCCGAGCAGGGTACGATTGCGGTTACGAAGACTGACATCTCCGATAAGGCTGTCCATCTGACCTCTTGAACTTTTTGAAGTCGCTGCCTCTGTTGTTGCTGTAGTGCTGTTAGGGTTTAAGGGCTCCGTTGCTGGTGAATGCGGTCCATCACCGCCATCACCGCCACCGCTATAACCACTGCCACCGCCATCACCGCCACCGCTATTACCACTGGCGGCATCTGCGTTACCGGGTTCACCACCAGGGCCTGGGCCTGTTGGCGTGTCCGTTTGTGTCACACTATTGGTCTCCAGGCTGCTGCTGCTGCTGCTGCCACCGCCACTATTACCACTGGCTGCCTCTGCGTTACCGGGTTCACCGCCAGGGCCTGGGCCGGTTGGCGTGTCCTCGCTCTCGCTCTCGCCATCGCCTGGTCCTCCACACATATTCCTAGTCCTAGATTTATTAATTCGCACATAATAAACCAAGGCTCTTCTCGTTCAGCGTAGGTTGCTAAGCGAAAGGATCGTAGTCAGATATCGCGAACGTAGGCTTAGTGGCTGTGATGTCAGAGCGAACCGGGTAGGCAAAGCTCAAGCAGAGTGAATCCCACAGGTTGGGTGATCGACCAATCAGAATCTTAACCGCGTCCTTGGGCGCAAACTTGTACTTGCCGTCCATCGTCGGCATCATCTCGATGCACAACATCTCTTCCGCCAACTCATCTAAATTGGGGATCGCGCCGCCTTCGGCGAGCCACTCTTTCGCGAGCACGAACATCTCGGCACGTTTGTTCAGGCAGTCAGTTCGCCCCGCCTTGGCGCTGAACCAGACCATGCGCCAGATGCTGCCCATCGTCTTGCCCGCGCTGTAGATGCCTTGGCCGTAACCCGCATCGATGAACACTTGGGCTGCGCGGTACTTCGTCTCATACGCGATTAGCTTCTGGGCAATCAGCACGTCGTTGTCGTTGTAAGGTATCCGCTCGAGGATCTCAAAGTGCAAGCCTTGGCGCTTGGCGATGACGAGCTCATCATCCCCGGTCCAAGCCGGGTCACAGGTCAGGATGACGGGTGCGAAGTTGTACTGCTCTTTGCGTAAATGCTTAGCGCGTGCATCGTCAACCGCAGTTTGGCTGATGAACTGCATGGCAGACTGTATAGGGAACTCCCCTCTGACTCTGACTTTGAAGAAGTCGCTGTCGATGCCGTATTGCTCCGCCCACTGGGCGAACATCTTTTTGTTGGTGCCTTCGACATCTCGGCTGTCAACCTTGAGCCGGATCTTCCAAAACTTTGAGAATTTGCGCCAGCACTCTCGGAACCTGCCGGTCGCCCGGGTTGGGTTACCAAACACGATCCAGATGATCTCGGTCTCGGTGTCGGTCAGTGCGCCCTCCGTTACCTCCCAGATTACGTCATCGATGGCCGAGGCCTCATCCATCACAATGATGATGCGCTTCCCCTGATTGTGCGTGCCCGCAAATGACTCGGGCTTTGAAATACTCCACGGGATGAAGTCAGCTCTCCAAGCTTTGTCGTGGTCCTTCTCATTACTGTAGATCGACATCGATGATTCATTGAACCAGTGCGAAGTCATCGACAGGTTGTGCCACTTCAATACTTCGGGTGCTGTCTTCGTGCGTAACTGACCCTCTGTGTTAGAGGTCAACACGATGCGGCAATCTGCGCAAGTCGACATGCCCCAGTCCACGACCATCCCGATGAGCGCTGACTTACCCACACCGTGCCCACTTGACACTGCAATGCCTAACGGATCGAACCGGGTCGCTGGATCTGATAGATGCGCTTCCATACCTTTGAGTATGTCAGACTGCCAGGCTCTCGGCCCTGGGTGCCGCTCCAGCACTGTCCCTTTTTCGGACCAAGGAAATGCCCACATCGAGTAGTGCAACGGCTTATGTCTAAACTTCGCACACTGATCTTCGAGCTGATACTCGATATCTGCTTCGCTAAATGTCTTCAATCTGCCCCTCTTAATGCTTTATCAGCATAAGCTCTGCGGTTTTGTATGATAGCGACAAAGGCTTGATCTTCATGCGCATGCGTCTCGCACAGCTTCAACGCATTCTCATAGACCCCCATTGCTCTTATCTGACGATCAACATGAGTGTCGAGCTTCTTGAGCTTAGCCTCGAGAATATCGTTGTACTGTTGATGCTCTTCGATTTGAGCCTTGAGCCTTTTTATCAAGCTCTGACCCCGATAGTCAGACACCAGACAGCGACAGCTGCCGCTGTGCCCTTCATGTGCCGGGGGTGCAATAACACAACTGTGAGAGCCACAACCCATCAACCCACTCATGTCTTCGCCACCTGGTATAGCGTGTACCACGGATTGCCTGACGGGTTCTCGAGACGCGAGTCGGTCACCTCCCCCTCGGCGTTGAACTGCAGCCAGATGTGTGGTGGCTGGCTGGGGTGCGCCATCTCTGGTTGCTTTTTGTCTTTGTCCATGATTCTCTCCTGTTAAGTTGTTTCGTAACAAAACTCGACACTGCGAAACTGACCATCGCTTGGCTCATTGATACTGCTAGTATCAAACCAACAGCAATCCGGGTTGATATCAACGAAGGGAGGGGCATAGTCTAATTTTTTGCACAGTGCTTCAGCTAAAATTGATCGGATCTCATTCTCGTTTAATATGACTTTCATTTCATTCATCCTCTTTTAATCGGGCCATTAGCCCTTGGCTTGTTTCCAAGTATTGATACTCATCTTGCGTGGGTCCCGGGCAATGACAGTCTGTATAATGCACATCACAAAAGGGGCAGACTGGCTCATCGCATAGCTCGCATAGCGGACACTGATCCGCAAAGAGCACCGGGACCCAAGGGTTGTCGCTCACCGGCGCTCGAGTGCTAGTTCGTTTTCGACTGATGCGAGCTCACCATCAATGATCATGTTCTCTTTCGTCAGTCGGCTGCACTCTTTGCGTAACGCTTGGATCTCATCAGCGGCATGCTGACACAGTAGGTAGTTTGCGCCATGCGATTGGCGCAGCTTCTGCAGTATGACGGCGCGACGTTTTGATTTCGGTAATGACATAACTATGACCCCTTATCTTCTTAATGTGTAGTCACAAGCTCTGCGCTTGCGGCGATCATGGGTGTTGGCTTGCACATTCACATGCCCTAGCCGCTTAAAGTAACTGACCCTCATTTTCTTCTTTTGCTTTTTAATAAAACGATTGATTCGATTTGCAATACTCATGACTCTTCCTCGGTTGGCTTAAATGTCCCGTCGCTTGATTGCTCCAGGTCTATGACTCGTCGGCTTGCATCTGCAAGTCGTTGTGAGCGTCCCTCTAAATGTGTTACCTCGGCGCGTTCAATCCATGCCTGCACGTCGACATGCTTGCCCACTAGCTCGATGACCCTGGTGCGGTCAGCAAACTTGATCTTTACAACCTCGCCTATCTTCTCGCCTTCTTTGTTGAATGTTTCTTTGGTCTCAACACCTGACACCATTTGCCGCCAGATCAGTGGCCACTCCTTGATTGGCAGATACGCCCCATCGTCTCCGATCAGATCCGCGTAGTCAGCAGTCCTCATATCGTTGAGCTGTGTGAGCACATCAGCTGCCTTAACCCCTGTCTTCTTGGCTCGTTTCTCCAGCGCTGCGGCTATAGCAGCCGCAATGTGAGGTTTATGTAAGTTCTCTGACCCCATCCTGTACGCTGTCTTCTTAGAGTACCCAGCTCTCAACGCTGCAGCGGCAGCATTCAAGTCGACTAAGTATTCTTTAACGAAGACGCGTTGCTTACCGCGATACAGACTGAGCTTACTCGCCACGATACTTAACCCCCTGCCAAGCCAGTGCCTTGATGTGGTCATGCCCTTCCATCGCGCAGATCTCAGCCTTCTGCGTTTTAGTCTTAACGCCGGACGCTCGAAGCCCTAACCGCCTAACCCGGTCACGGATCGCATTGAGTGATCTGCGGGGCATGTACCTCTGACAGTACCGGGACCCAAACTCTGGATAGGTCTGCGTCAGGACCCAGTCTTCTAGTCCAGTCCAACGCGTGTAAGTCAGTGACAGGCGATGCGCTCTTGTCTTAATCGCACCGCGTGACCGACGGAAGCCCATTGCGCGTAGCACACACTGCGTGATTGCCCGCCCACTGGTTGGGTAGGTGTGACGCATGATGTCTTCTTCCAATTTATGCCAGATCATTTGTTATGCACTCCAGGTGTTATTGTCTGTTTCTGTACTTGCCGCCCCTTGGGGCAGGTGTATGCCCCAGCATGTACACAGCCCCTTTAGGGGTGCGTACAATGCGTACAATTTCTTCAATGATTTCAATAGCTTAAAAGTGTACGCAGTCAGTGTACGCATTCGCCCACTGCGTACATTGTAAGCTGTTGATTTTACTAAGGAAATGTACGCATATGCGTACAAATGCGCACAATGCGTACAATAATTACGTGTCAAACACATCGCCTGTAGTTGAACTGCACTCCGTGAATTACGCATAGTCTGCACGCACCGTAATCGGGCTGTTTGCACCCTTGCCCTGCTCCAACCAGAGATGAACCAAACGTCCACCATGCTCGATGATGTTCGCGTTCGACCGATCAAAATGCAGTGCGCATGTCATCCGTTTGCGAAGTGCGTTGTCACTATTCAGTCCCCAGACCCCCCGTAACCGTTCCATCGCTGCGGTGATTCTCATGTCCGTGTTATCACCCAGAGCGCAGAGCACGTCGATTCTGTACCTGGCATTCATGGCCTCAGTCGCAACCGCGTCTTCTTCATCCGCTTCTGCTTCGTGGACCGTGACATCGTAGAGCTCATGCACCCCGACCTCATCACCATTGGGCAATGTGACTGAGCGCATCAAGTACCAAGTGGCCCCGGCCGCACCTAGGCTAAAGTTTTCTTTGCCAATGTCTGATCGCACTAGCATGTAGCCGAGTGCGTCAAAGTCGATGTGCAGGGCCTTGGCTTCGGCTCTCGTCATCTTCGATAAGGTAGTAACCACTCGCGCCGCTGCAATGGCGGAGGACGCACCGCGTGCTGCTTCAGCATCCCCCGCTTCGCCCCCTTTGCGAACGTGATGGATGAGCTCAATAGCACAACTGCCCTCCGCTGCAATGTGGCGGAAGGTGTCCATCACTCGCTCAATCTCACCGTTGTCATTCTCGTTCGCAGTGTGCGTACTGATAAAAGGGTCAAGGCTGCACATGATGATGTTGTGCTCTTTGATATAAGATAAGAGCGCTGGCACATTGGGGGTGACGATGACGTTGCCGAGATCATCACGGGTACAAAGTGTAAACGTCTCAGCATCGTAACCGCTGAAGTAATGCAGCTTGTCTGCTACTTGGGCAAAGGGGATCTCGTAATGTAGACAAGCCGCTGCGAGGCGTCGCTCGATCTCGTCCACCTTGTCCTCATTGTTAATGATGAGCACGCTGCCCTCTTGGTGAACCGTTTCACCCGTCAGGCCTCTACCGAGTGCAACGGACAGGCAGGACAGGATAGAGAACGTACTCTTACTAACCCCTGCTTTGCCGATCGTTGCGCTGATGTACCCTTTTAAGAAGCGTCTGCCAAACACCCAAGGGCGCGGCTGTAGGCTGTGGATGTCGAACGAGGCACCGAGGGTCCGGGCTTTGAGTGTTCGAGCAACGGGTGTGGCAAAGAGGTCATCACTCTCGCGCTCTTCTACTACGAGTTTGTCATGTCGCGATGCGTTCTTAGCCCGCTGCCAGATGGATGCGAAGGTGATCGAGTTGCGACCGGCATCGGGCTTGAAGCTCGGCCATCTGCGTTCACACACGCCAGGCTGATACTTCATTGACTGTTTTGAAGCGCTCCACTGCTCAAAGATGTCGAGACCTTCTGTGCCCCCCTGATACTGATGGTAAAGCGCCATGCCCACTTCGACCCATTCTTGAAGGTTGCAGTCAGGGTCCAAGGCTTTAAGTGCTGCAACAACCTGCGTTTGAGTAAAGTTACCAGGCTGCTCTGCTTTAACAATGTTCTCAAATGCCGAGGTCTCGATGACATTACTAGTCTCACCGCTGACGCCTTTTGCTTGTAGAGTCCATGTTCCTGCTGCGACTAAGGGAGGGACGACAGTGGTCTCGAAGAAGTCAATCATCGCAGCGACCTGCGCAGCGGTAATGGGTTGGAGTTCTGCAATGGGGGTTTCGTGGAGTGGTTTGTTAGAACTGTACTTATAAGGTTTGCCGGTCTCGGGGTGATCACCCCAGGTGACGAACTGCTGGCCGACACCGAGGAATTCAACCTTGTTGACATTACCGTCAGTATCAACATATCCGTCACTGACACGCTTGGTCAGGTTCTCAGGGTTGGTGCAGACATAGAGCACTTTAGGACGACGACCGACGCGGGGAGGCAGAGCCTTCGGTACGCAGCTATTAAAAGAGATAGCAGCACCTTCATTGTAGATGTCTGCATCGATGCCTCCGAGGCCCATAACGCCCCAGCCACCATAACGCCCAGAGTCAACCCACTCTTTGACGAGCGCTGGTGTGGCGATCAGGTTCTGCCATCCAACGATGCCCGGGTGCTTTTGTCCTTTGAGTATGGGTACAATGCGATACCCGAGACTGATTAGGGCGAGACCCACTCGCAACATTTCGTCAGCATCGAGCACCGGGTTAGTTTGCATCTGCGTTGTATAATGCCAACCGATCTGACAGTTTGATATACTGAATGACTGACATCGACGGGGTCGAACTTGACTCCCAGCGGGATACAGTCGGTTGAGAGACGCCAGCAGTGATGGCGATGGATTGTTGCGTTGCCCCGGTTGCCCGGAGTTCGCTAATAAGCAGAGGGATAGTTTTCATGCGGGGATTGTAAACTATGCACATAAGTTATGTCCACACGCATAACTATTCATGTGTAAATAAATCATTGTATAAAATATACATCAGTGCATACTAGCTGTTTAGTTGTATGTGTGCGTACACGCACATAAATAGGTAGAAAGGATGACCACACAACCACTGATTGCCACTTGTATTAAGACCTATTCACGTAGGTGCAAGTGCCGCATCAAGCAAAAGTGCAAATTCAAACACAAGCTGCATCAGTGTTTGGGGGGTTCTTGCGTTGCGTCACAATCAAAGCATCTAGGCCGCGACTCCCAGCGCAACCTTGTGGTCAACTTCAATGAGAAAGATTACTTTCGTAAAGATAATGATGCACATCAAAACCCCACACCCATTATCCATAACTTAAGGCCAATAATATTATGTCAAACCAATACGCAGACTGGCTTCATGCTGCGATAGATGAAATCAATAAAGATCAACGCACTCGAGGTAAGCGCTACTCTCAATACAAACTAGCGCAAGAAGCCGGTGTTTCCCAGCCCGCCCTATCGCGCATATTATCGGGCGACACCACAAACCCAGGTGCAGCGACATACAAAGGGCTGGTCACCGCACTTGACCAACGCCTGCAGCTCGCGTACCCCGAGGGACACTCAGTAGGAGAACCCCCTTGTCTCGGTAATTTTATTGAGAGGCGCACGACCGGCGACTCCACTCTGGCAACTGTGGAGGCGGACAAGGCCGCGGCTGCGATGGATATGCTCGACGAAGAAGTGCCCGACTGGCACAAGAGCCCTCACAGAGGTAAGCTATTTACTCGGTATTATGCGAATAGTTAATTCTTTGTTGCATTTAATATGCTCTTATGCATAATATTTAGACTACATGAAGTAGTTATCTTTTCTCAAAACAGGACGGAAAGTCAATGAATGAAATGGAATGGTCTGATGAAGACGGCCTCAAGAAAGTGTACGAGAGAATAAAAGTAACAATAGCCCAGTCGTTTATTGAGCTTGAAGTAACAACCAAGGAGGCAGCACGCATCTCAGAAGAGCTTAAACGAAGAGCACAACAGGATGTAAGCCACTTAGGGCCAGAAATGTACGCGGATGCAGAGCTTCAAAAGTGGACCGGATGGCGAGATCGAGACTTTAATACTTGTGACGCCATCACCGCTTTAAGATCTTCTGACGCTCAAAATATATTGAACTAAAGGGGAGAGGCACACCACTTAGGCTATTCAATACCTAAAATAAATGACACAGCCCCTTCCTCGGGGCTTTTTTATGCCTGATGGAATTAATATGCACATTACCTTGCATAGCTTATGCATATATGCATAATAGGGGTGTGCCGAGCAATCGCCAGGCAAAACAGGAGATAAAGGAAATGAACAAAGTTTACGCAAATAAGATTGGGTATACAGACGTAACACCTTTTGAAGTAATAAAAAAGGTTTCTGAAACGACAATGGACATCCAAGAGATGGACGCTGAGAGAGATCCATCTTGGAAGCCAGAAATGCATGCTGGAGGTTTTTTTGCTCATACTTCTAACCAAGAATCACAAAGATGGTTCATCACATCAAGTAAAGATGAAGTGGCATTTCGCATCCGATATTCAAAAGCAAAGGGGAGATGGCAGGATAAATGGGGCAACCGTTACCAGTTATCTGACAAACCAAAAAGGTTTTATGACTACAATTTCTAAACTAACACAGCCCCTTCACAGGGGCTAAGCCAGTAGTAACGCCCAGCAGTGTGGCACCACCCGCCCTGCTAGGAACTAAACGCAACAGGAGATAAGAAATGACACACAAGGTTAACAAGGTTCGTATAGAACTCGATAGAAAAGAAACCGACGAGGAGAACGACACCCAGGCTGCGCTGATGACTTCAATGCTGCAAAGGTTATCGCACCCCCCGGAGGAAGGAGGGGTGTGGGTCGGATGGTACGGCGACCACTTCGCGCTGTCCTCCCAAAAAGGCTTCTTCCATGTGCCCTTCCAAGCAGATAGCCACTGGTTTAACTTGGATGTATTTGGCAGACCCGTTGAAGTAACACACGACGACTCAGCTGAACAGAGCGATGGCGTATACCGGAATGGCACCCCCTTCTTTTATCTCACAAAGGACCGGGACAACATCTACACCCCGGTTGTCACACGGGATGCGGATTGGAATATCTCATACCACTCACCAGGCGGGAAGTGTGTCAGCGGATTCATAGCCCAGCACAGGGACATCATTGATCCCGTTAACGGAGAAACTAAAATTAAATGATGCATTTACTTGCATAACTTATGCGTATATGCATAATAGTTAAATGTTCTCGAGGTGGCACCACCCGCCTCGGGATTTTAAGTCGCAACAGGAGATCAGGATGAAAAACATTACGCATCACACAGGAAAGCTCACCGTCGTTAAGCGACTCCCAACATCCGCGAATGGCAACCCACGCTATTTGCTCAACGTCGACGGATACCTCGTCGCCACTGCACCAGACGCATCGATAGCCTACGAAGTCACCAATTTCGACGGCAAAGAAGTCACCGCCGAGATAGGCACCTATTACAACCAAGCAACGCTTCACCGCGTTGAAGCACTTAAGACCCCAGCTTCTTAAGGTCACTCTGACCACTCCCTCCCACTTTAGCGAGTGGGCTTTTTAGAGCCGATCAAGGTCGTCTCCACAAAGCCGAACAAGTGATTTTAGACAGCAGGTTCGATCACTATAAATATGGAAAAGCTGTAAACCGACGTAACCGCAACAGGAGATAAGAGATGTCACCACAAGAAGCTAAGAAGGCAATGCGTAAATTTAGCGCGATGCTGCGTAACCGAGCAAAACGCGTACCCACCGCACGAATGTATCGATGCCTGGGTGGACCCTTCGCCGGTCAACAATTAGCGCTTCGCACCGGGACCACTTGCAATTTAACAGTGAAAGGATTCCGGGGGCGTTACATCGCACTTAGCGGGTGGGAAGTGCGCTGGCACGAAAACACTTAAAAACAAGGTGACCCGGCGCATCACCACATGCCACCGGGTCGCGAACACTACTTTCAAAACTTGCAACAGGAGATTCAGAAATGCTCGACCAAATCATACCACAACATTCTAAGTTGTCACCCTCGGGCGCGGCCACTTGGCTCGGATGCCCCGGCAGCGTCGAGGCGCAAGCGGGACTGCCAGATACCAGTAGCTTTTTTGCAGCCGAGGGCACAGCCGCCCATGAGCTCGCAGCCTGGGCGCTGACAGAAGACCGCATCCCCCACGAACGTGAGGGTCAAGTCATCGTCGTCGAAGAAGAAGATGAAGACTACGAGATCACAGTGTCTGAAGACATGTGCGATCACGTCCAAAGCTACATTGATGGGATCAACTTGCTGCGCGCAGCAACAACGCCAACTAAGCGCTGGGAAGCCATCGAGACTCGAGTTTTTACTCCGGTAGACGAATGTAATGGCACCGCTGATTACATGATGTATGACGTCGCATCAGATCACCTACACATCATGGACTTGAAGTTTGGCAAGGGCATTAAAGTCAAAGCCGAAGCGAACAAACAGCTGATGATCTACGGGTGGGGCGCAGGTCGTGCGATCTATAAAAAGTTTAGCAAGATCCCCGCGCATTTTACATTACACATCAGTCAGCCACGCATCGGCAACTATGATGATGTGACCTACGATCAAGAGACCTTCATTGGTTTGGTCGGTGAGATCGAGCAAGGAGCCCTGCTTGCACTTCAGCCCGACGCACCTCGCATACCCGGCACTGCTCAGTGCCGCTGGTGTAAAGCCAAGGCAACCTGCCCTGAACTTAATGGCTTTGTAATAGAGACGGTTACCCATGAGTTCCCCATCATCGAGGGGGAGCTGGCAGCAGGAGGTAGAGGGGCCGACCCCCACATCTACGAGGAACGTCTCGCCATAGCGATGGACCGCGTCGATCTGGTCAAGGGCTGGGCCAAAGCAATCGAGGGGGCGGTGTTCAGCGCACTCGAAGAAGGCTTGGCCATCGAAGGCTACAAGCTAGTCGAAGGTCGCAGCTCTCGCGGCTGGTCCTTAGACGAAGCCGAGATGAACCTAGAGCTTCGCAAACGTAAGTACAAATTAAAGGTGGCGGATTTTACCGAGCAGAAACTACTCACAGCCCCCGCGCTTGAGAAGCGACTCGGTAAGAAAAACTTCACCGACAAACTGAGAGACCTAGTCTCGAAGCCAGCTGGCAAACCAACCTTGGCAGAATCCTCTGACAAGCGGCCAGCGATTTTCCCTGCGGAGCAATTCGCAGACATTACCAGTGCAACAGGAGTTATTTAATGTTATTAAAAAATGTAAGACTTTCATTCCCCGATCTTTTTCGTGCAACTACGTTTGAAGCAGGGCAAGAGCCTAAGTTTGGCGGCATGTTTATTCTGGAGCCAGGCCACCCGCAGATTGCTGAAGTGCAAGAAGCGATTCAAAAAGCTGCGATGGAGAAATGGCCCAAGGCCCTGCCCTCCACCCTACCCCTTTGCATGCGTCCAAATACGGACAAGTCACACCTAGAAGGGTTCGACGAGGGTGGCTGGTTCATCAACGCGTCAAGCAAGAAGCGCCCCACCGTTATCGACCGCGACCGCGCACCTTTGGCCGAGGAGGATGGCAAGCCCTATGCGGGTTGTTACGTCAACGCGATACTAGATGTATGGGCGCTCAACAACCCGAAGTACCCCAAGCGCATATGCGCCGAGCTTAAGGGCGTGCAGTTTGTGATGGATGGCGAAGCCTTTGGCGGGTCTAGCCCAGCACAGGCTAACGACTTCGACTTGCTCGAAGAAGCAGCGCCCGTGCCCACCGCAGCAGACACTTTTGGTCCTGCTGGATCTCAGCCAGTGGCCGCACCCCGCGAGGGAACTACGCCTCCTTTGGCCACTACGCCCCCGGTGCAGACGGGTACCGTCGCTAACGCTCTGTTTCACTAACCCATGCTCTACCTCGACTTAGAGACGTACTCGGATAGTGATCTCAGCGAGGTAGGGGCTTACCTCTACGCCAAAGCCAGCGAGCTCATGCTTGTTGGCTTTGCGCTTGATGATGACGAGGCCCAAGTCTGGGATGTCACCAGCGGCGATCTCATGCCACCCAGGTTACACGCAGCGCTGATGTCCGACATGCCCATCACTGGGCACAACGTCGGCACGTTCGACAGACTCATCATGCTTGAACATTGTCCTCAATATAAATTCCCAATCGAGAGATGGAAAGACACACAGGTACTGGCGCTAACCAATGGCCTACCTATGTCTCTCGACAAAGCGTGTCAGGCTATCAACATGCCGAGCCAGTTTGCCAAGCTTAAGAGCGACGGTCGCAGACTGATCAGCCTTTTCTGTAAGCCTGCACCCAGAAACCACAATATCCGCAGGTACACCCAACATGACAAGCCCAACGAATGGGCCGACTTTATTGAATACTGCAGGCGAGATGTCATCGCCTGTCGTGAGCTAGTCAACACACTTGACCACTCAAACTGGCAACTCGAGCTGAACAATTGGTACGCCAACCTGCGTATGAATGATCGCGGCCTGCCGATGGACACTGAGCTCGCAGCCATCTTCATTGATCAGATAGCTGCAGCAGAGCGTAACCTCACAGACAAGCTGGACCACTTAACTGATGGCGCTGTTCAGCGGCACAATCAAGTGGCTCGCATGCTTGAGTGGCTCAAAGCAGATGGCTGCGAGATGCCCGACATGACGGTCGCAACCGTCGCAGCTGTGCTGGCCCTCGGCAATGCATCCGCTGAAGCACTCGAAGTGCTAACGATCCGCAAGACACTGGCGAAGTCCAGCGTTAAGAAACTATCTAAAATAATATCAGCGTCTGACAGCCACAATGCGTTGCGCGGTGCGTTCGAGTTCTATGGTGCCGGTCGCACAGGCCGCGAAGCCGGTCGCATAATCCAACCCCAGAACCTGCCACGGACTGAAAAGAAATTCACACCCGAGGTTATCGAAGAGGTTATCGCCCTGCTTAAAGGGGGGCAAAAGCTGCACGACAACGTCGTACACCACACAGCCTCCAACTTAATTCGCGCCATGATCGCAGCGACACCAGGGTGTGAGCTCATCGTCTCTGACCTTGCCAACATCGAGGGCCGTGTGCTCGCATGGTTAGCGGGGGCACAGTGGAAGCTCGAAGCGTTTCGCGCCTACGATACTGGCACAGGACCCGATCTGTACAAGCTCGCGTTTGCTCGAGCTTTCACCATGCCCGTAGCTGATGTCGACGAAGAGCAGCGCACCATCGGCAAGGTCATGGAGCTTGCGCTTGGCTACCAGGGTGCGCTCGGCGCGTTTAAGCAGATGTCTGCCATCTATGGTGTCGACCTTCCCGACTCGACTATTTTAAAGATAGTACACGGCTGGCGCACTGCCAACTCAGAGATCGTTAAATTCTGGGCGCTGATACAACAAGCCTGTGAGGCTGCGTGTCGCAAACCCAACACGGTTTATACACTGCTGGGTCTACAGGTTGCTTTCAGCTCACAACTCAACTCACTCGGCATCAAGCTCCCCAGTGGGCGCATCCTCTGGTATCGCGAGATGCAAGTAGTCGAGGGGCGCGAGTCCTCCAGGCTCCAGTTCATGGGGGTCGATGGCTACACAAAGCAGTGGACGTGGATAGACACCTATGGCGGCAAGCTGGTTGAGAACATCACCCAAGCTGTTGCGAGGGACGTGCTGTGGCACGGCGTTCACTCGGCTGAGTCCATCGGTATGCATCCCGTGGGCACGGTCCACGATGAAATCATCTGTCATGAAAAGCAAGGCGAGTTTCGCGTCGAAGACTTAAACCACTGCATGGAAAATAAACCGACTTGGTGCGTAGACCTACCGCTAGTCGCCGAAGGATTCAAAGCACCAAGGTACAGAAAATGAGCGAGCGATTGATTGAAAACCATCTGAAGAAAAGAATGACCGCGGCGGGTGGCCTCTGCTGGAAGCTTACATCCCCCAGCACAGCGGGTGTACCCGACCGCATCTGCGTGTTCCCCGGCGGCGAGGTTGTCTTCGTCGAGCTCAAAGCACCGGGCAAAACGCCCAATCCTATGCAAGAGAGACGCATAAAAGCGCTTCGCGCTTGCGGTGCAACTGCTGGCTGGCTCGACAGCAAAGGCGCAGTCGACAAGTTTGTTGATGCAAGACTTGCATAAGATATGCACATATGCATAATAGATGCTTAATTAAAAGGAGATAAGAAATGACAACATTAAGACTGAAAGTAATAACAGCACCTAAAGAAGAGAACGCACCCTTCATTGTAGTTCACACAAAAGGTGCCCTCTCACTGATGTGCAAGCTACAGCAGGTTGAGTGCTGGGACAGCGACCAGGAAAAAATGTATTGGCGCTGGGAAGATGTTGAGCTTGCAGCCTCTGATGCGCCTGACTTTGAAGAGACGTCAATCTAATGACCACATTCGTACCCCACAAATACCAAGAGCACGGCATCGAGCGCATCGAGTCTGGTGAGTCTGTCATGCTCGCGATGGAGATGGGCCTCGGCAAGACGGTCACTACGCTGACCGGGTTGCAGACGCTGATCGAGAAAGGGATAGCGAACAACACATTGCTCATCGCACCACTGCGCGTTGCCCGAAATGTCTGGCCCGATGAGATCGCCAAGTGGGATCACTTGAACATAAACTATTCGTTGGTGCTCGGCACAAAAGCCGAGCGCATCAAAGCACTGAAGGTGGACGCCGATGTCTACATCATTAACGTCGACAACCTGAAGTGGTTGGTTGACCAGCTGCCAAAATCATCCGCGTGGCCCTTCGACACCGTCATTATCGATGAGTCATCACAGTTTAAAAACTGGTCAACCACCCGCTTCAAGTCATTGCGCAAAGTGAGACCCTTCATTCGCCAAGTCATTGAGTTGACGGGCACCCCTGCCCCCACTCATCTGCTTAATCTCTGGGCGCAAGTATTCTTGCTCGACATGGGGCAGCGCTTGGGCAAGGCCGTCACCCGGTTTCGCTCTCAATACTTCGAGAGTACAGATTACTTCCAGCGGGTGTGGGTTCCGCGCCTCGGTGCGCAGGACAAGATCCTCGAGCTGATTGCTGACGTGTGCGTCAGTATGAAGGCAGCTGACTATCTCGACCTACCCCCCTGCACCTTCAATGACGTGTATGTCGACCTGCCGTTCGCCGCCCGCCACATGTACGAACAGATGGAACGCGAGATGCTCATCACCCTAACATCAGGCAGTGTTGAAGCCGCGAACCATGCCGTCGTTGCGGGCAAGTGCATGCAGCTTTGTAATGGCGCTATCTACACTGATGACGAGAAAAACTGGGAGACGGTACACGACGAGAAGATCAAGGCACTCGACAGCATCATTGAAGAAGCGCAGGGCAAACCAATTCTATTAGCGTACACCTACCAGCACGACCTCGCCAGGCTCAAAGCCAAGTACAAAAGCATCGTGACTCTCGATGATGGAGACGACACAGACATCATCGCAGCTTGGAACCGTGGCGAGATCGAAATGCTGGCCTGTCATCCTGCCAGCGCGGGCCACGGGCTCAATCTTCAAGACGGGGGGCACATCGCAGTCTGGTTCGGGCTCAACTGGTCCCTCGAGCTGTACCTTCAGTTCAACGCACGACTGGACCGACAAGGGCAAAAAGTGCCCGTCATGATCCACCGCATCTTGGCGCGGGAAACCATCGATACGCTAGTGCTCGACCGACTCGCTAATCGCACAACCACCCAAGAAGCAGTGAAGAATTTCATCAAGCTAAAGCAACAGGAGCAAGGAGTATGAACACAGAAGAAGCAAGAGAGGCATGGTGCCTGGCGCTAGAGTCGAGGGAGTACGCGCAAACCAAGGCGATGCTGCAGGGGGGGAAGGGGTACTGCTGCCTGGGGGTGGCCTGCTTAGTCGCAGAACAAAATGGCATCGCGGTCGAAAGAGAGAAATATACCGGCGCTAACCGGCTAGTAGGGTCGAGCTTGCACCGTCAGGAAGCTGTGCTCCTGTGGTTGGGCCTCCAGGATGGAGCTGGAGCTTTTGAGGGGGAAGCAGGCGTGTCCCTCGTAACGCTCAACGACTCACAAGGAATGACTTTTGCTGAGATAGCCGCAGTCATTCGATCCAACCCAAGGGGGCTCTTCCTGTGAGCAAATTATTAAATGCAAAAGAAGCATCAGTGCTGTTGAGGGTTACCCCCCGCCACGTCGTTGAGCGTTTGCGAACCCGTCGTGGCTTCCCTAAAGCGTTGAAGCCCGCACGCGAGTATTTGTGGCATGAGCATGAACTGATCGGCTGGCTCAACAGCACATCGAGCAGAGTCTGATGGGGTATGTACACAAGAAGGCACCCGTCATCTGCACGGATTGCATCTATCGCGAGAGCATCTTAGTCTCCCGCAGGACCACTCAACCGATCTGTACTAAGTATGGCAAGTGCTGCAGCGATGCGACTGAAGACTGTGGATATGAAGTAGACCTAGACCAAGTCGTTGCGCAAGTTGAGGCGTGTGAGCAGTACAACCTGGGGTTCACACCCCGATATGCTCGCACCCCAGCGCTCAACGGATTTGAAAGCATTTGAATTCACGCGGTTCCTTTACTAGCCGCGTTGAAGCATCGAGCTGGGCGAGATCCCGAGCTGATATTGGCTCATGAAATAAGCGAAATCCTGTAATTTTTGAGGCCTTATTGTCTATTTTTTATATAGCGGTAATTCTACAGGTAGGGACAGGGGTCATTTTTTGACCCCTCGTTTTCTAACCATAGGCTGTGTTGACACTGATAAACAATAGGAGATAGATGATGAGTAAAGAAAGAGAAGCAATGGTTTATGTTTTTCGGCATAAAACAGAAGGGGTTGTTGTTTGCGGTCAAACTGATGCTGAAAACGTACTAGATAACCTAAAGTCTATTGGTTATAAACACACTCAGACAATAAGCGCACCTTTATTTTTAGAAAGTGTCATTAATATGAAAAGCATCCACGACGTATGGGATGCAATCCATTGTATTGACCAATAACCCCAATAGGAGATAGATGATGATTACTGATACTAGATGTAAAGAATTAATGAATGATGTTGGAATGCCGGATAGCATAAGTTTGATGCAGGCACTAAAACAGGCGGCTATGGAATCAACTTTAACAGAGCGTGAAAGGTGCGTAAGAGTATGCGAAAAACGTGCCGAATATCGTATGAGTGTAAACAGATCAAGTCGCGATGACATTATGGATGAAGAGGGTGAAGAGATAACCGCTGAAATTTTAAAGCAACCAATAGGAGAATAATAATGATTAAGCTGGCATTGCTAATAACAATGCTTTTATTTACTGCGTCAGCAACAGCTGGCGACACCTACCTTGAAATAGGCGCTGGCAAGAACGGCTCGTTGCTTAAAAATAGCCATGAGTGGGAAGACCAAGATGGAAGCACGGGGTTAATGCAGCCCTGCTGGAGCTGTCAAGACAAAGGATATAGGTTGATCAAAAAGAAAGGCCTTAGTTGGTGGCAAAAGTTAACAACACAAACAGGAGTAAAAAACGAATGCGATTAAATAGAACGGAATTACCGAAAGACTATGCTGACATGATGAAGACAGAAGATCATCATCAGCATGAAATTATTCGGGATAAGCATGGAACAATTAGATGGAAAGAAGATTCGTTTATTCGACGACTTACGGATAATTGCTCTTTGAATAACATTTGTGCTGGGTTTCACGCAAATGGAGGTGATAAGAATACAGAAAGCTATCGAGAACTTTATCGTAAAATGGGTTATTCGTTAAGTGGGTACTGGGAAATATTCTATTGGGATATGAATAACGACATAGCTGACGAATACAAGCAACCAGAAAAAGAAGGGGTACTCAGAAATATAGATAAGCAAGATGCGATGGAACTAGCAACATCTTTTTACGTGTGGTGGCATAACCAACCGGGGACGAATACAGAGCAAGGGTTTTCTGAGTGGTGGGAATTGCAAAGATAATGACTTATGTCACTGCATAGATAACATCAAACCAAAGGAGAAGATCATGAAACGGATACTACTAATAACAATGCTTTTATTTACTGCGTCAGCAACAGCTGGCGACACCTACCTTGAAATAGGCGCTGGCAAGAACGGCTCGTTGCTTAAAAATAGCCATGAGTGGGAAGACCAAGGCGGTGTGGGTGCGTACTTCGCGCTACGCTACGAATTTGATGCAGGCTGGTTTGCACAGATAACTCACTACTCTCAATATGATGTGGGTCGCCCCTTCGACAATCGTGCCGAATCGAATCTTGACTCTCTAATGTTCGGCTATCGTTTTAAACTTAATTAAGGATGAATGATTATGAAGCAGAATGTTTGTGCGGGTTTGCTCCTCGTTTTTGTACTAACCGTGATGTATGCCAACGGGCACATAGCATTCGGCGAACACCGCAACTTAGGGGATTGGAGCCTCTGTGCTGCGGTCGAAACAAACTAGCCCAGTAGCTTCGCTACATCTGCTGCGGGTTCCCGGTAGTAGATCATAAGACTTTGAATGTCCCGGTGCCCGACGATTCGCGCCAGCGTTAAAACGTCGATGCCGGGAACCTTCGACAGCTTCCCTATCGCATACGCTCTCGAGTCATGGAAATGAAGGTCTTTGATCCCCGCTTTCTTTCGTGCTTGGCAGAATATAGCGCTATGACTTTTGTACTTAATCGAAAAAGCCTCACCGGGTAGCAGCCTGATCAGCCTCACGGCTTCAGCCGATAGAGGTACTTGCCTGGTGTCCCCATTCTTGGTGTCCGTTAAAGTCACAACTTGGTTAACAAGATCTGTGTTCTCAGGGCATATACTCAGCAGTTCGATCTTACGCATCGCGGTCAGCAATGCCAGCTGCCAAGAGATGGCAACCTGCGATCTGTTGAAACCATACCGGCCCTCGCCCCCTAAGTTGCCGAGGATCGCAGCACTCTCAGCGTCAGTGGGTATGCGCTCGCGATCAGCACCCTTCGGCGTCTTAACACCTTTGAAAGGATTGCTTCGCATGTACCCCCACTCCAAGATCGCATGATTAAACATCACACTAAGCAGCGTTCTGTTGAGATTAACAGTGCTCGGTGCCCACAAACTTACTGCTTTCTTCTTCCACTGAGTCATCATCTCACGGGTCAGGTCCTCGGCGAGAACGTCAGGCAACATGAGTACAAGCCTGCGGATCTTCCGGCCAGTTTCTTCTGCACTTTTGTGCTTCACGACTACTTCGGTGATGTACTTCTCTGCCATGTCGTGAGTGTATATAGATGTCGTGGGTGATTCAGTCTCGCCATCTGCCCACTGTTTAGCGGCAGCTTTAGTGTCGAAGGACCGCCCTTTGCGCTTGCCTTTCAACATGATCTCAGCGTACCATTTCTTTCCGCGCTTCCTAAATGTTGCCACCCCGAACTCCTTTTTGACGTAATTTTGACGTAGAGTATTTGAGTTTAAGGGTAATAACAAGCTTTAAAGGGGGGTGCAGGGGGGTGAGCGGTCGCGTCTTAAAGCAAGGTGCAGCAAGGGTTTAAGCGATATTCCTCGCCACACATAACTATCAGGAGAACAGACATGCAGTTATCACAAATAATAACTAAGGTGCTTTTAAATCAATAACTTAAATAAGGTTTGACGTAATTATGACGTGATTTTTAATTAGTCTACATACTGGAGGGTCATCCAGCCTCGGTTTTCATCGGTTGCGTTATATGTTGTACTATTATAACTACTATCAAGAGTTACTGTGATGTTAGAGTTGTAAATTGAAAAGATGGCAGCATCATTATATTTCACCACTGATTGATCATCAGTATAAATTATAACATTTATTGTTCGTATCTTAGTCCACGTTAGGCCGTGAGCAATGTCTTTACTAAGGGAGGCAGTCACGTCCCAAACACCAAGCTGAATAACTTTGGTGTTAAGCTTGACGGTTTGAGCGCCTAGGCTGTTCAACTTTGTGTGGTCTACATCAGTAAAAACATTAGAGTCGGTAGCCGCGCCTACCGATGTCCTCACCGCCGCATCAGATACAAACGCATCTACTTGGCTTTGCGAGTACCCGCCTGCGTCATTAGCAGCATCATTCGCAGCGGTGATCGCAGCGTTAGTTGCGTTAGTTGCACTGAGTGCAGCAGCATCTGCTGAGTCTGAGGCAGCTGTCTCACTGAGTGCAGCAGCATCTTCTGAGTCTGATGCAGCTGTCTCACTGAGTGCAGCAGCTGTCTCACTGAGTGCAGCAGCATCTGCTGAGTCTGAGGCAGCACTAGCAGAGCTTGCAGCCGCTGAAACATTAGCGGGTATGGACGCTATCGAAAGGCCTGAGGCCTCCATGCCATCGGCAGCAGCGTTGTACCGTACAAGCTCACCGGCTGCGGGCTCCCCGAGTGTAAAACTCCCACCGACCCCTGTGGATACCGGGAGCAAAGGGCTGCGGTTCCCCCGCTCTTCAAGCTCTTGGACGAGCATCGTGAGCCGATCAAACGCATCTTCAATTACCTCAGGGTAGAAGGTGCCTTGGTTAGCAAGATCCACCCCCTGGATTGACGCGATGTCTCTGTATACTGTGAGCTTCTCCCCCGAGGGTGGAGCAGTCAACATAGTGACTGTGCCCCCCGGGTTACCGTCCTGGTCGGAGTTGATCGTTACTGTGTAGTGGGTGGTCACCGTCTGCTCTGTCTCTACCGCTGTCGCGCTGGTTCGCACGACAACAACGTCGCCCGTCGCGAACACCGCGAACGTGAAAGGGAAAGAAGTCGTGCTGCTGTTGCCGTTAAACTTAACGACGTTTGATGTGTTGGCTACTGTCATGGTTGTATTTTACACCTAGGTTATGATCGTTCAGCGTTAGTCGCGACGCTCTTGAAGCATGATAAACTCAGAAAAGCTCAGCGACTCTCCCCCCATCAGGTCCATCAAGTTATTAGTGACAAGCCACGCCTGCCTTGAGGGTAGCCCGAGGAAGTAACCCGAACCCATAATGAGTTGTTTGGCGAACCCTTCGCTGGTCAGCGTGTCAGCTGGGTCTTCAACAAGACCGGCAACCGCTTCTGTCGATCCAATTAGTGACTCGATGGCACCAGAGAGAGGGGTCATCGCGTAGCCGAAGTCAGAGGACAGAGCAGATGCTATGTCTCTCACATACACTGCACTCATAAAAGGATAGGCGACGAGCAGCTTAGCAAGCCAAGGCATGTACTCTTCCTCCTCATCGGGTCCGCGTCCCGCGACGAACTCAGCCAGCACTGACGGCATGACAACCAAGTAAGTCAAAGCCTGAAGGTTGCGTGCCACTTTGGCGGGGGTGATCTCTTCTTGTCGGCGCGAGATGTTCCTGCGCCTGCGCATCAGGTTGTACATCGCAGAAAAATACGAGTAGAACATGGTGAACATTTTCTTCCGGCCATCACCCTGCTGGATCATAGCGAGATCTTTAGCGCTGCCACTGGACTGCGTCATGCGCACGACGCTGTCCGCCTCGAGCACGGCGTCGCTGTCAACCTTGCCCTCTGACAATGATTTGCGATATGCGCCGAGCCAGGTTGGCATGGTAACTGACAAATCCATGTAGCCGATATGGTGGAACGCCCACTTCTGAATCTCGTCGATGGGGCCAGTGCCCTGCGTGACAGAGCGCATCGCGTCAGCGATGTCCCGGTCGAACGAAGTCATGCGGTTGCGCATCATGACTGACTTCTCCATTACCCACTCTGCTTTCTTTTTAATGTGTCCAGGTCTGCCATAAAACTCTTGCGCACCTGTTAGGGTCCAACTAACCCCCAACACTTCAAACGTCTGCGTCAGGCCTAAGGGCTGCACGATTGCAGTTGTTAGCTTGAATCCCATGTTCACGATGGTGGCGTTCTTTCGCAAGATGCCCCACATGCGTGACCCTGCATCGAAGGGGATCTGGCCACTGCCCGCTACGTTGCCAAGCCAAGGTCTCATGTCATCATAGACACTGTCGCCTGCGACTCGCTTAATCGCGTCAATGGTCCTCGAGTCTTGGATGACTCTGTCAGTCTGAATAATTGCTTCGCGAAACGCGATGTCATGTATCACTTGTCCGAGGTGTTTAGAGATAACGTCGACGCTTAGCTGAACAGGCAATCCGCCTGACCCCTCGCGCTCATTGGTATGCCCTTTGCGTGTAGCCGGTCGGATGAAGTTAGCAGATAGATTCTCGAGCACGTCCGCTTTCTGGCTGCGCTCGTTGACCTTGGCGTTCTTCTTGGGGTCGAAGTGTAGTGGGTAGTAACCCCCCGGGTAGGTTCCAAATGGCGTCTCGACGGGAGAGCGTTCAACCTTTTCAGGTACGACACCTGTCAGCTTCTTCTGCAGTGCAGCAATCGCTGGCCAGTAGGAGTCGATCAGGTCCCAGACTTGCTGTACGGTATCCCAATCGTTCTTGGTCATGTGCTTGTTCAGGAACTGCTCGATGTTCAAAGCCTCAACCCCCTTACCTGCGAGTCCTTCAGTCAACGAGATACGGTTGCCCGAGTTGCCCCAGTTAAGCGCGACGCTGATCAGCATGTTGCGGTCCCAGTGATCTCCAGCAGTGAAGGTCACTTCCCGGTTCAAGTGCTTGAACGTATCACTTGAGAGTATGTCCCCAAGCGTAGCGCCAAGCTCTTCTATCATTTTGAGCTCTGCGCTCTCAGCTTCTGCCATTGGTTGGAATAACAACTTCCACCAAGTGCCCCCTTTGACATCGCCGTCCATCTGCTCAGCTAAGAACTCCATCTTGATGTGCTCGGCCCGTAGCTTGCTTACTAGGTCCGGGTCCATCAGGGTGTTAGACCCTTCAAATCGACCCTTCTTCGCATAAGCTTCTGGTGAGTAGATCTGAGGGTTAACCTCGAGCGCGGTTGCATGCGCCTCGTCCATTGTCTCGTTGAAGTCACGTAGCTCACGCCCCACTAGGATCTGCTGCTTGAGCTTGGCCAGGTGTTCGATGTTGCGTAGGTTGTCTACTAGGGTGATTAGGTCCTGCACCGGCATGTCCCGGAAGTTAGTGCGCAGCTTCTCGAGGTATTTTTTAGGCATCTCGACACTGCCATGTGTGGCCACTTGCTCATCGTACCAGTCGGTGAATGCCTGGCGTCGGTCCAACTCTTTGTTAGACACACCCTGCTTTAGGCTTACTGCCTCGAGGATCGAGTCAATCTGATCCAGATAATCGCGAGCCAGCTTTTTACGGACTGTTGGCTTTTGAAACTTAGCCAGGTACTTGCGGTCTTTCTCGACGCGGTCTCGCGCTTTAAGCGTATGACTGTATAGTTGTAGGTTCAGCAGCTGCTGAGCCTTGTGCTTATAAGCACCCCCAGCATCGCCCTCGAGCATTGCGCGTGTTGCTTCTTGCGAATGCTTACGCATGGCCTGCAAATGTCTGTTTGGCTGTAGGTCGCGGACCTTGAGTGCCGCCACTCTGCTTCTCGCGATCTCGCGCAGTGCTTGTTGGGTGATGGGCTTGACGCTCGCACGTCGTGCTAGTACGCGCAACTCGGCATAGATGCCGCGCTTGCGTTGTTTATCAGCGACGACTCTCATCGCTTCTTGGGTTAGATTGTCTTTGACTGTTAGCGACTGGTGGCGCATCGCCATGATCTCATCGACCTGTGGCTTAACCAGATCGGCAAGCTTGGGTGCTGTGGCGAGGTCGTTGACCATCTCGGTGCCGGACGCATAGCCGAACATCGACGCGAGTTGTGCAACATCCATACCTGATGCGCTTACCATGTGATACTTACCCTTGGGTAGCTTCTTCCAGATGGCATCCGCAGCGTTGCCCATGTTGTCGACGAGCCACTGCTTACTGAGCTTGACCCCTTCCATCCCCACGGGCGTTCGGCCATCGGGTAAGGTGCCGTGCATAAGAATGTGCCGCACTTGATAGACGGCTTCGGCTTCGTGCTTGGCAGTGAGCTCTTCTCTTAGCATCTTGCGTTCGTCACGTAGCGCCTGGCTTTGCCCCTTCTTGAGCTCAGTCATCTGCTTTTGACGAACGTCTGCAAGTGATTCGCTGTGCGCACGTTCCGCTGCGACCTTCATGTCCATGTACTCTTCTTCGGAGACACCGGCTTCTTCAGCTGATGCGAACATGAGTCCGAACCCGGCAACCTCTTCCACTTCGTTGATCGCATCTTCGGTGGCGAGCATGCGGTCCATGACTTCTCGCACGTCGTTGTTGAGCTTGACGTTTAACTGTCTGAGCTCTTTATAGATCTCAATGAGCCAGCCCATGAAACGGTCAAACACAGACTGCAGTTCAACGCTCGGGGCTTTACCTTCGCGCAGGTAGGCTTCAAACCCACGCGCAAACTGCTCATGCTGCTCGACGCCTATTTCTGTGGTGTCGAACCAGTCAGTCAGCGTCTTCATCATTGCAACGAGTTGCGGTTTGGCATCAGGCTGTGCGCCTAGGTCCTTCGCAATCTCGAGGAAGAAGTGACCCGACTCATGGAGAAATGTGGACAGATCCGCACCCTGCATAAGTTTAATGTAAGTTGTGTTTTCGCCAACGCCATCCGCCGGGAAAGTGATCGAGCCTTTCGGCCCGCTTTTATCCTGATTGAAGGTTTTGCCGTCCATCTCCTCAGGCCGGTACTCCATGTAAACAATATCGGGCTCACCCTCGTTGAACCCAGAAAACACCGATTTGTCCCAGTCGTCAGGCTTGTACTCTTCTGCCCACGAATCTCGACCCACTTCTGTGAAGCCCCCGATGTTGTAGATGTCTGGCAGAACAGTATCAAAGGCATCAAGCTTGGTGCCCCCAATTTCAACCGCGAGAGACAGCATGCTGTAAACCTTGCCGCCGCCATTGGTAAACACGCTGACGATGTCGCCATCAGGCTTGATTGCCATGCCCGAGGTTTTATCTTCAGACAAGAATAAGCGCATCCCCTCGTACTCAGATGCCGGGTAGATGTAGACAGCGGCACCAAATAGGGCGCTATCTTTTGAGGTTTGGATTTGCTGCGTGAAAAGTGCAGCGGATTCAGGTGTGGAATCTAACTCCACCAGCGTGACTGGCAGAGCTTCAGCAGAATTTAGTACATTGTTGTAATTGTTAGAGGGTGCGTGAACTAGCCCCCGAAGGCCTCCAAGAGTTCCAGCGCTTGCTTTCTTGTAAGTCCGTGTCTTGCTGCTACTCGTCCTACGAGATCGATGTCTCCAGAGGATGTTGCCTTGGAGGAAGCGTTTACGTTCCCGGCCATCAAGTCCTTCAGTTCCTGCTTCGTCGCTTTCTTGCCCTGGGGCTGCGGCGCTTCGTCGTGCTGCTGCTGTGCGTCTATTGGTCTCATTATCAGATACCGCTTTCTTAATTACATCAGGGTCTACCCCTTGATCTTTAGCCAGCCCGATTGCTGCATTAGCATAATCAGGGGCCTCGTCGTCGCTGTACCCTTCAGCTGAGTCTTCAGCAGATTTGGCAGCGTCATATAACCGTTTTTCAGGATACCACAAAAGTGCTTGAAGGTCAGCCATAGTCATGTCTGCATACCCACCCACTTGCATGTCGACAAGTATCCCGTCAAACACCTCGCGCATCCAAGCCCGCTCCGCTCCATTTTGAGGTGCTTCTTTCTGGCCATCGATGTATTTAGCAAGTGAGTTGCCAGTGGTGCGGATCGACACCCCAGACTTAGTGCGGTCGAATATAGTGCGTACTTCTTTAGAGACAGACATCTTCTGGATCTGTACCGCCACCGCTTCTATGTTACTAACCTCGAGCACGGGCTTGCCTCTCGATACCTTATCAGTTTGCTGTATGTCAAAGTCCATGCGCAACGCTTTCTGGAACTCGGCCAACTTGGTCGGCGTCTTAGCCAGTTGCAAAATGTACTTCTGTAGTTCAACTGATTTAGCTTCCACCCTGTCAGGCCTACGCTCGATCAGCGTGCCGGTCCAGCGGCCCCACGTTCTCATCAGCCACCTGTCAATGGTTAGCTGATCGAAGTGGCCATTCAGGTTCGCGAAGAACCCGTTGCCTATCTTAGGCCCGAGTGTCATGGCCCCGAACACTTCAGTGCCAGCCAGCTCGCCGGTAACTTTAAAGCCTAGCTGCCCTAATTGGCCAATAGAGAATTTGCTGATCATGAATTGGCGGTAGACGTCGATGCCGTACTCCGCTGACTTCTCGTTGAATTGAGCGAGGCTCTCGTTAATCGCGCTCTGAGCTTGTCCTGCTTCTACATTGGTGGGCATCAACCCAGTTTGTTTGTATTGGTTGTAGACACGCTCAGCTAACTCGAAGTTTTTCTTAACCTTTAAGCCATTAGAGGTGACAGCCAGGGCAAAGGTGAATGCAAACTTGGCATTCTCATCTGTTGCAATCTCGGGGTGTATTGTGCTGAGTACGGCCAACGCTTTGCTGACAGTGACGTCATACCAACCAATGGCATTCTCATTGCTCTTCAACGCTTGAAGCGCATCCTTCAGCCCTAGCTCTATCAGGAACTCTTTAACTTCAGGAGAGGTTACCGACAAGTCGACCCCCTGCTCCTCTACGCGCTGTTGGAGTATCTCTTTCAGCTGTCTGATATTCTGCAGCTGCGTTTGTCCCGCTAACTCGAAAGAGGTATCGAGGGACGTCAGTGACACGTCTGCGTTGATAGGCCCAGCTTGGTTGGTTTGATTGAGTACGTTCGCGCTCTCCGCGAAGTCGGGATCAAAGGCTGCATTGATGCTGCGAAGCTGGTTTGAGTTAAATACTGCTAAGTTTTTGACACCTGATTCTAATGTAGCAAATGAATTGTAGTTATTCGATTTAAGAAAAGATTGCACCACCCTCCCCTCAAGTACATCCCAACGGCCTTCAACAGCTTCACTGTAGACTCTACCTCCATCGTTTACTTTTTTCTTCAAATAATCTTCTAACAATTTTAATTCTTCAGAACTAGCGGTCTCATAATCAAATGTTTTTCCTTTTTTGACATAAAGAGGGTATACCACTTCCCTCCCTCCATTGTCCCCAACTACACCTTCAGCAAAGGACTCCGCTTCTTCAAAATCTGGCGTGACAAAAGTAAAATCTCTATCAGGTCTTCGCGCCCCTGGTTCAAAAGCTCGAATATCAGAACCCGTACCGTGGTAATAAACAGTCTCTGCATCGAATCCCATGTCGGTGGCTCTTTGCTTGCGAGCAGGCGCTGTCATGTCTAGCCCTTTAGCGACAGCCTGCTCATACTCGGTCGTCTCTGATTGATTGAGGGTGACGCCATCAGGCAGCACGCCTGCTTTGTCAATGATCTCGAGGTTGTAATACTGCTTCATCTGCTCCGCAGTGGCAAAGCCTCGACCAACGAATGTGGTGATGAATGCTTTGTGCAAAGAGGCGTACTGCTCAGCGGTATCCGCCTCAAACCGGCCCGTCTTGACGAGCTGATCTTTTAGCTGCGAGGCTGCGTCGTTCGCGACGTTAGTCGTCTCTTCTGTCACGATGCCTTCTTTAAACAGCCGGTCCGCTTCTTCTTCAATGCTGATGGATTCCGGGTCCATCTTCTCGCGTAATTCGCGAGCCGTATTGTCGCCAACGCTGTAGCGCACATCATCAAGCATGGCGCCGAAGTGTTCGGTGTCTTCCATTGTGACCAGTGCAGACAGAGGTACGCGTAGGTCGCTGCCTTCTTGCACTGCTTCAGCGAACGCTAGGCCTAGACCCATCTGCTCAAATATCTCAGAGGCTTCTTGGCCATTGGTTTGAAAGAACGTGTTCACCGACTCGGCGTCGACATACACGTTGGGGTCTTCTTTGTCCGGGTTGACGTTGTCGACAAAGTCGGCGAAAGCTGCTTTGTTCCGACCAAAGGTGCGGCTCTGCTCTGCCGCTTCACGCAATCTCAGTAGCCCATCACGTTGGTTCTCAACCTGTTGCGCTTGTTCTTCGCGTTGATTAATGTAGCTGTTACGCTTGCCGATGGAACTCATCAGCGCGATGCCACTGAACATGCCAGCTGCATCGGTTGCGGTCATGTCACCCGCAAAGTCGAACTCGCGGTCTGGGTCATAGATACCCATGTGAGTGAGCTGCTTAGCGTAACTCGCGCCAAGCTCTTCGAGCAGCTCGATGCCCGAAGCCATGACGACCTCAACTGCATCTTTTAATAGGTTGTTGGTCATATTCTTCGGGATCAATTCCATGATCTTATGGGCTCCTGCGAACTCGGAGCCCGCTTCCCATGTGCCCGACAGTAGTCCAACCGCTGTGGCCTGCATTTCAGTTGCGCCTTCACGCTTGGCTGCTTCGTACTCCTGGTGTGCCGAGGTGCTAAAGAATGCAGACAGCATCGCAGTCGGGGCAATCCTAGTACCAATCACTTGCCCGATGGTCTCAGCACCCGCACTGATTATGCCTTCTCTCTCTTCAGGCACTGCGATGAACTCGTTTATGGCGTTAAGCCCTTCACCCAATAGGCGCAAAGGTGTACCCACTAACTTAG